CACTGTCGTCGGTGCGTTGTTCCAGGACTCTACTGCAAATGCACTCGCGGCGGGCGCTGAGACGGCATCGACCGGACAGATCCATGTCACCGTGACGTTGCGCCACCGCATGACCGCAGGGACCACCAGTGCCACGACGTTCAAGATGCGGTGCGGACCCACCGGAAGTGCGACGCTATATTTCAACGGCGACCACGCGACAGCGGCGCGGATCTTCGGCGGCGTCTGTGCCTCCTCGCTCACCGTCACCGAGATCGCAGCATGAGCGATCACATCGACCCGCGCGATTTCGGACGCCTCGAAGCCGAGGTCGCCGCGCTCAACAAATCTGTCGAGGCGATGGCCGCAGACCTCAAGGCCGTGCGTTCTGCACTCGACGCAGCGGGCGGTGGCTGGCGGGTGCTGATCGCTGTCGGCGCGGCATCCGGCGCGGTGACGGCGCTCCTGGTCAAGCTCCTGCCATTCCTGCCGATGCGCTGATGCCGACGCCGCCGATCTCGCGGGCCGAGGCTCACCGCCGCATCGACGCCATCGAACAGGCGCTGCGCGAGGGCGGCACCGCGATGGGCGTTATGTCCAGGCCAGGGACTCGGTCCGCCGCGCGTATCGCGTGGGACCGGCTAGGGCTCAGGCAGAGCGTGGACAGGGCGTCGATCGAAAAGATTGAGGCCGCAGCAGGTCGGCAGATCGACTGGTCTTTGTCGCCCGACGACCGGATCGCCAGCGATGCGCCGCAGAAGCCGCGCTTTGATCCGCCGCAAATACCGGCAGACGATGTGCCGGTCGAGCAGCTGATCGAGCAACTGAGCGAGCGTTTCGAGCGCCGCGCGGAGAACGCAGAGGCGAAGCGGTGGATGCGCTTTGCTCTGCGCGACGATGGACCGTATCTGCTGGCGTTTGTCGGCGATCCGCATCTGGACGACAACGGATGCAACTGGCCGCTGCTGCGCCGCGATGTGGCGCTTATGAGCACGCCGCATGTGCATGGCGTGATGCTCGGCGATGTCACGAACAACTGGTCGGGCAAGCTCCAGCGGCTCTACGCTCACCAGGATGTGACGCGCGACCGCGCGTGGAAGCTGGCCGAGTGGTATTTCGCCACCGTGCCGTGGCTGCTGCTGCTCAAGGGCAATCACGATATCTGGAGCCAGTCGCACGGCCAGGGCGATCCGCTCGATTGGATGGCGCGCGGCGCTGCTGGCCTTGAGGACTGGTCGGCGCGATTTGAGGTCGCAGCGGGCGAGCATGTCGTGCGGATCTGGGCCTCGCACGATTTCAAGGGCCAGTCGATGTACAACCCGCTGCATGGGCCTATGCGCGCGCACCGCTTCTCGGCGGGCGAAGCCGACATCCTGGCGGCGGGCCATCAGCACCACTGGGAAATCTTCAGCGGCGAGGATGCGGACAAGGGAAGCAAGCCCCACTGGCTGATCCGCGCGCGGGGCTACAAGTACCTCGACCCTCATGCCGATCGGCATCAATACCCGCAGCAGCAGCACGGCGCGACCATCGCCGTCGTCGTAGACCCGTCGCGCGACGGACCGGCGGCGATCCAGTGCTATGCCGATCTCGCGGAGGCGGTCGAGATACTCGGATACAAGCGCGCGCGGTGGGAGGCAGCAGCATGCCACGACGCAAAGCCGGATACGACGACCCCGAGTGGGCCGAAGCCGCCGCGCACACGGGCGAGATGATGCAGGGCTCCATCCATGAGCTACGATCCGCAGACCCGCCAGGACGCCCCTACGAGCCAAAGCGCGGGCCGCTCGGCTTCTGTATCGACCCGCTCGCTTACCGCTCCAGTGGTCGCCGTCGTCGCGTGGCTTCGCGTCGGCGAACCGATCCCTGATGGATGGCGCGTCGCCGCGCAGCGTGCGACGCATCATCATCGATATGCGTTCCTCATAGAACAGGTCCAGTCATGATCGCAGCCCTCCTTCCTGCCTTGGTCCCAATCCTCGGCAAAGCCCTCGGCAACCTCATTCCCGACGCCACCGCCCGAGCCCAGGCCGAGGCCGAGATCGCGAAGCAGCTGCTCGCGTCCAGCGCGGAACTTGAGCGCGCGGCGGGCGAGATTGTGCTGGCCGAGGCGCGCAGCGAGCATTTCCTGGCCGCGTGCTGGCGTCCGATCCTCATGCTGACATTCGGCGCGTTGATCGTGGCGCGGTGGCTCGGCTACAGCGCGCCGGGCATCTCGGAGGCCGAGGTGTTGAAGCTCTGGGACATCGTGCAGCTTGGCCTCGGCGGCTACGTCATCGGCCGATCCGCCGAGAAGATCGCGCCGCAGATCGTCGCGGCGCTGAAGAAATGAGCCTCACCGCGCGCGATCGGAAACGCCTAGAGGGCGTTCACCCTGACCTCGTCCGTGTGGTCGAGCGTGCGTCGCTCGGCAAGGTGCGCTTCATCGTCACCGAGGGCATGCGAACGATGGAGCGCCAGGCGCAGCTAGCGCGTGAGGGCAGATCGCAGACCATGCGCTCGCGGCACCTCACCGGCCACGCGGTCGATCTCGCGGTGCTGGACGAAGCGGGCAAGGCGCGCTGGGACGCGCCCGCGTATCGCACGCTCGCCGCCGAGGTGAAGGCGGCGGCGGCGGTGGAGGGCGTGCAGATTGAGTGGGGCGGGGATTGGCGCAGCTTCTTCGACGGGCCGCATTTCCAGCTGCCGTGGGCGAGCTATCCGGCCTGATCGACGGCGGCGATCCGCTCCCCGATCCACCGCATGACCGGCACGGCCATGCTGTTGCCTAGCGCCTTGTAGCGCGGCCCATCGGGGCACTCGCTCGCGGGCTTTCCGCGCCAGGGGATCGCGGTGTACCCATCCGGGAAGCCTTGCAGGCGCTCGCACTCCACGGGCGTCAGGCGGCGGACTTGCATGGCGTGCTGAACGCCGGGGGGGTTGCCGCTAGAGCCGCCGCTGCCGACCTTTACTGATGGACTGCACTCTGTAAGACACGGGAAGTCTTGGCCTGCTGTCGGATAGAAGCCTGTCGCCACCGCCACACTGTGCCCGTCCGTGTCGAGCGGGCCGGTGCGGTCGCCGTACTGGATGACGTCCGACTGGCGCGCGTCGAAGGCGTGGGCGACCGGCACCATGACGGATGGGCCAGACCCGGTCGTCGTGGCGCCGCCAGTCGACAGCGTGGCCGCAACATCGCCAGTGAGCGCGCCGTTGTAGTGGTCGACTGCCACCGGCACCAGCGGCGTCCCGCGCCCCGTGCCGTCCTCCGAGGCGTCGAAGCCCTCGCCGCGCGGGGAGTGGGCGACGAAGGTCTCGCTCTCAAAGTCAAGACGCCCATGCGGCCCGCCATGCGCGTTGCACGCCGTAGCAACGTCGATCGGCCCCGCCGTGTTGTTGCCGCCATAGGCCGCGATCAGCGCCCCATCTAGCTCTGCGTCGGCGCCGAGACCGCCACCGCCTTGAGTGCGCGCCGCAAGGCAGGGGGCAGCTCTTTGCCCCGCCTCTCGGCGCGGCGCAGGATGCCCGCACATGCTCGCGCGCTCAAATAGAACCGCTGCGGCACGACGCCAGTCTCCAAGGTGTCCGACAACGAACACACGGCGGCGTCGCTGGGCCACTCCGAAATACTGAGCGTCCAAAACTCGATAGGCGAACCCATACCCGAGTTCGACCAATCCCCCGAGTATGGAACCAAAGTCCCGTCCGCCTCCCGACGACAAGACGCCGGGAACGTTCTCCCACACCAGCCATCGGGGGCGTGCTCGGTCAGCAAGGCGAAGAAACTCAAGGGCCAGGTTGCCACGGTCGTCTGCCAGTCCCGCTCGGAGCCCGGCGACGCTGAACGATTGGCAGGGGGTTCCTCCGACAAGAAGGTCAATTGGGCCATACTCGTCTCCTCTGATGGTCGTGAAGTCGCCGTGACACGGCACGGTCGGATAGTGATGGGCGAGGACCGCGCGGGGGAACGGGTCGATCTCGCTGGTGAACGCCGCAGTCCATCCCAGCCCATGCCATGCCGCGCTCGCGGCCTCGATGCCCGAGCAGACAGATCCGTACCTCATGAATACCCACTCCTCTCCCGCGCCTCGATCTCCATCGGATGCCGCCAGTATCCGTAGCGCGTCAGCCACCACAGATAGCGCACCGCGAACCCCCACGGGCCGTACCGCTCGATCTGCTCCAGGTGGACCTCCTCATGCGCGACGAGCCCGTGGTCCGGTGGCCACGTCGCGTAATACGCGATGCGCCAGGGCATTGTGATCGCCGCGTAGCCGGTGGCACGCAGCCACCAGCGGATGACGAGCGGGGCGGGGCGGTGTGTCATGGGGTGGCCTCCAGCGCGGCGCGGGCTTTACGCTCTGCGATTTCGTCGATAGCCCTTTCCTCAGCCCGATCCCAACTGACCCCCTGGCCCATGTATCTTCGGATCAGCTCCAACACCTCGACGCGAGCGCGGAGGCGCTCGATCTCGGCGTGCGCCGCCGCTGCCTCGGCGCAATGCTGCGTCAGCCCCTGATTTCGGGCGCAGCCACCGGCGCGCAAACGCTTGATCTCATTCCTGGCGTCGATCAGGAGCGCGAGATCGATGTTCCTCGCGCGCCAGACCAGCGGATGCGAATAGACCTCGTCAGACGGTATCAAGCTGTCGATGCGCGAGACGACGTCGTCCGGCTGGACGAGTGGCTGGCCGTAGGTGGTGGGGTTGGTCATCGTCCATCCTCCGCTTCCACCACCGCCAGCCCCGCGCGCCGCACGGTCTCGAGGCTGTCCTTCCAGCGCTCGATGGCGTGGCGACGGAAATGCTCCGTCACCCTGCCCCAGAACTCCTCGCCTACATCCGCCCGCGCGAGGCGGGCGGCGAGGGTGGGGGTGTGGGTGGTCATGCCGCCAGCCTCGCCAGCAGACGCTGGACCGTCGTCGTCTGCCACGCCGACCCGCGCGGGGTCCGGATGCCGC